AGCCGTGTTGGATGCGTTCCGCACTAGCCATACAGGGCAAGGATGTCTCGCTGCCGCCCTTCGCGCTGCCGTTAACGAGGTGGCCCCAGAGAAAACCATTGAAGACATTAGCTACGTTCATCAGAGCTATGTCGATGGTTACAAAGATGCTCTGTACGAGATCCTCATTATTGCTAATGAGCTTGAGCTTAATTATCAGGATTTCCAATAAACGCCATTTATCAAGAATCCTGCTAAGCCCCTTTAAGGGGCTTTTTCTTTGCCCAAGAGCGATCACCAGGAAGAGGCTCCATTCCTACGCTCCAAGTATCAAAATCATCTTCATTGCGAGGATCGTAAACTTCCCCACTTGCCATCCATCGCTTAAGCCTTTCTCTTTCTTGCTCTGCAGAAAGCTTCATAACAATCTCCTAGCCCTTTAAGCATAGGCAAAAGAAAAGGGGCTCAAGGCCCCCTTTCTCTCATGGCTTCCGATGCCTTTTTCCCTGAAGATACAAGGGAGATGATGCGCCTCGCAGGAGACCATGCAAAACTCCTTGGCTAAACCATACGGTTTCGCCCGCATCATCAAAGGCGTCCACCCTTACGGCTCGCCCGAAGACGAGAGCAGCAATTAAGCCACTAGGACCAACCACTGCGAAATCATAACATGCTTTGCATTCCCGGCAGACGGAGCAGGTTTCATGGCACAATGGGCATTGCCTTGTCGGAGACGGCATGGCCCTCGCTAGTTCTTTCGTACTAATTGATGAAACGCTTTTTTCTTTCCTTCCTGCTGCTATGCCCCTTCCAAGCGCAAGCAGCTCTCGAATGTGGCTACGCCTCGCACTATGGCGTTGGGGATTTTTATCACGGTCAACGCACGGCCAGCGGATCCACGTTCAATGCCTATTCCATGACTGCTGCCCACCCATGGCTTCCATTTGGCACGCGACTGCGTGTGAAGAACCGTAACAATGGAAAGTCAGTGACTGTAACGGTGGTCGACAGAGGTCCATACTACGGGGGTCGCATCCTCGACCTGTCCTACGGCAGCTTCTCTCGTATTGCTTCCCCTTCCCAAGGCGAAGCGTCCATCTGCATCTCAAGACTATGAAAGACGCAGCTTCATTTCTCTTGGTGAGCTTGGCGTTTGGACTTGGCATTTTTGCCATCGTCGCAGGCCCTGAAGCAATGCCTAACAAGGCAGGGCTTGACAAATGCCTTCAGCACCATCCCGAGCGCTACTGCCGCATTGCTAATGGCTTTCCCGTGGCCAAGCTTGACAACTCAGCTCAGTAGCCTCTACACTCTCCCTGGATGACGGACGGGGCTTCCTAAGCGGGAGCCCTTCTTTCCTCCCTCCATACTCCCCCTGGCGACAGGCTCCTCATGGACAAAACCTCCCGCATTAAACAGTTCATCTTCAATGCTGGTCACAGCATTGTTTCAGTGGAATTCATCAAGGCTGATGGTTCCGTGCGCAAGCTCCAATTTAACCCTTGGGACACCAAGGAAATCAAGGGAACAGGCACAGCAGTCAAGAAGCCCAGCATTGTGCGTTGTCGTGATTTCTCCATTGCTCGTAAAGAAGGAGAAGGTGCATGGCGTTCGTTTGATTGTGAGCGCGTGACAAGCATCAAGGCCAACGGGCAAACCCTCGTCTTCTGAGATCATGCTTCTCTCTCGCACGCAACAAGCCATTGCCAAAATGGTTTCCAATAATGTTCGCCACAAGTGGCAAGATTACAGCTCCGATGATCGCTCTTCTGCTCGTAGCTTCATTCTCTCTCGCGCTAACAAGCCTGCTTATAAACAAAAGAAGGCCCTACTAATCACGCTTGCAGACGCTCTGCAAGATGACATTTGGAAATTGCTTTAGTGGCAACTAAAGACAATAGACGAGCAGTAATGGCCTTGGCTGCAAAATATGGCTTTGTTCTCCAGCGTGAAACAAAGCATTATGTTTTTAAGCATCCTTCTGGCAAAATGTTCGTCACAAGCAAAAGCACATTAGACAAGCGCTTCCTCAAGAATCTTGAAAGCGTTATTAAACGCCTCGTTTCCTAACCTCCCAAAACCATGCTTTCTCTTCTTCTCGCAACTGCACTGCCTGAACTTCCTCCCGTGCAGCAACAAGCTCCCACTAAAGAAGAAGCGCTCCTTGAGCGCATCATCAAAGAAGGACAAACTGCCACTGAGCGTAAGTTTGGTGACTGTCATTATGCTTGGGGCTCTTGGAAGCTTTCTTCTGATGGCGTTAGAACTACCACGCGCCAATGTAAAGATGAAAGCGCTCAAACGCCAGTGCCGATTGCCGTTAGTTGCCCTCTCTTGAAAGTAAACGTGCTTCAAGAGAAACAATGGCAGGGCTGGCGCAGTCCAGTGGCAAAAGGAGCAAAGCTAGGAGAGGCGAATATGGTCGCTGCTCTCTGCGCTAACGTCACCAACTAGCTTTGTAACGAAATGCTACAGGCCCCGGAAACGGGGCCTTTTTCTTGTATTGTTCCAAAGCGTTCGGCAGCGATGCCTCTCCAAATGGCAACCATCCCCACCATCCATCTCAACGGCACTGGCTTCACCACACTGCGTGATGAATACGCTGCTGCTTACGACGCCATTGGCAAAGCAGTGGATGCGCTAGTGGCAGCCACGTCTAATGCTCGTGATTTTTATCCCCAAGGCGCTGATGCTTACTACAAGCACAGAGATGAAAGAGCAGAAGCTTTTGATAAGCTCCGCCAAGTACAACACTATGTGGGAGAAATGTTGATGGGCATCTGTGACCAAATGCCCTGAAGCCAGAGCTGAGCTAGGCTTCACGAGGCCTAGCTCTTACCGCCTGCTCCATGGCGTGTAACGCCTCAATGAAGAAATCATTGGGAACACCAATACTATCATGCCTTTTCCCATTGGAACCCTCGTTGATCTCTACGATTCAGGCTTCAAACAATGGAGAGGCGAATACACCGTAGTGAAAATCACAGAGACTGGCCTGCATAAAATCAAAAATACAAAAACCAATAGCCAGCAATTTGTTAGTGAAGACAAACTGCGCATGGGCAGGCTTCGTCCGTTTCGCATGGACTGCCTTTATGAACCTTTGTAACAAGCCTCGTTGAGCGGGGAATGGTGCTGTATTGTTCTCTGCATGGGCGGCGACGCCCCTCGTTAAGGAGCTAACCATGGCAATCATCAACCACTCCGTCGATCAGCTCACTGGTCCTGGCTACTGGACCAAATTTGAAGGGCTTGAGCGCATCAAGATCACTGTCACCGTTCCCAACTGGCACCAGCCCTTCCCCACTCAGCAAAGAGCTGGCGCCGAGGATCCTCGCTCCCTTGAACTGACTGGCTTGCTCCACGTTTGCCAGAGCTGGTACATCAATGGGCCAGTAGTGGATCAATGGACCATCAGCACGCTCTCTGGCCCCATCAAAGTGCCTGCTGGCACTCGCATAGTCTCCGAGCTTCTTCCTGAGAAATGGGCAGCATGGGAGCAGGAAGCTAGCGAAGGCACCAAGCAATGGCATGCCTATTCCAATGGGCGCACTGGTTTCTGTTAAGCATTGTTACGAAGGGGCGGCAACGCCCCTCTTCTTCTCTATTGTTCCATTGTTCGCGCTTCAAACCATGCACCGCCCCTACGAAGGCCACAGAGAAGATTCCTATCTCGCCAAGCTTGAAGCCGATCGCCAAGCGCAACACAGTGGCTATGGCGTGCAGCAATATCTTTGCGCTGATGGCTCTACAAAATGGGAAGCTTATGGTTGGGAACGCACTACAGCACTTTCCATCCATACCACTTCCTACGGTTTGTTTGACCACAAGTGGCAAGCTGAGCAATTCTTCAACAATTGCATCAATGGTTAACAATGAACAATTCACAATTTGCTCTTTCAATTAATCAACGCAACATCTATTTGCATTATTTGGCCCACAAGAAAAAGCATGGCAATGTGCCATGCAGCGTGCCAAAATCACCATTGCAAGGCAGCAGACTTGCTGATCATTTGAAAGCAATGGCGAAATTAGAAGAACGCGGCTTCATTCGCATAGAACGCCCTTCTGAAGACTATCTTTCCTGGATCATCATTTCTCCTGAATCATGACTTTTCCCGTTAGCTTCGTTTCAGAAGATGAATATGGCGTGCCTTACGCTGCATGTACATTCTCTTCCATGAAAGAACTCTGTGATGAAATTAGAGCGCTAGAAGAACTGCTAGATGAAAGCTCTATCACCAGAGGCTATGTCATTCAAGCGGCAATAGATCAACTCAGGCAACTTGTCCATGGACAAGAGCTTGAAGACGAGCAACTGCCAGAATGATTCCCTTCACCATCGTTGCTCATAAGCACGGGCAACGCCGTACGCTTCAACTGCTAGCCAGGGACAAAGCTTCCGCCATTCTCTCTGCTCAAGAGCTTCTCCCTGGCTGGCTCCTTTCCTTTCCTTCTCTTTCCCCGCAGTGGCATCAGTAGTATTCCTTTCAGATGAACAGCTAAACCGTTTGCATCAATGGATGGCGGAAGAGTGGCATGTCAACAATGATGAAGAAATGCCACCTTGGGCTTTTGCAAGAGCTGCCATTGAAGCTAACGAAATAGCTCGTAAGGGTGGCAATGTTTCCTTTTTCTGCGATTGATCATTCTCGTGACACTCACTACCATCCGCACCTATCAAGACAACGGTCCTTATTTCCCTGCTACAAAAGGCAGCTACCAAGCTGCCACGCTCCAACAGCTCATCTTCCACGTCCGCCAAGCAATGGAGGACAGAGAGGATGTAGTGGCTGTCTACGGACCTAATGGCGCCTGCAGAGGAATCTGGAGCCGCGAGGTTGAAGGTCACGTGGATAGCGCTGGCGACAGCATCGTTGACCACGAGGGCTACGAGCTGCTGCGCCCCTCCACTCGGGAGCAATGGTTGTGGAACAGGCTCCAAGCCCTGTTCAGTCATTGTTAAGCATTGTTACAAGCCCCGGAAACGGGGCTCTTCTGTTGTATTGTTCTCTTGTCGGGCGAGATCCTGACAGTTCTTCGCTTCTCCACCATGGAATTCCTTGTTAACGCTGGCGGCATCATCATCAAGCACGATGAAGAGCAGCTCATCTCTCTCATTGCTAAGTTCATCAATGAAGGCAAGCCTAGCTCTGGTTTCTTTATCAAAGACGTGGGCTGCATTGCCAAGCACGAAGATGGCCAGATGATGATGGGCCGCACCATTGAAACTGTTAGTCGCCTCTTCAATGAAACCAGCGACGACATTATGCACAGAGTTAAGCGTTGGGCATCTGAGGCTGCTTGAACTCACAAGGGGCGCCCAAAGTGCCCCGCTCTCTCCTCCGTAAAATCATGCAAGACGCCATCAACATCCTTGCAATCAGCAAGAAAGGTAAAAGCCGAATTGGCACTAAGCTCACCACTGGCATTGTTGAACAGGATCATCACGACAAGCTTTTCGTAGTGTTTCCTGAACTAAATCAATGTCGATGGATTAAAAAGGACAACGATCCTGATTTTCGCATTATTGGAGAAGATTGACCATGGGAACAAATTATTATCTTCATGCTCCAAAATGCTTTCATTGCGGCAAGGAAGAAGAGTCTCCTATTCACCTTGGCAAAAGTTCATGGGGTTGGTGCTTCAGCCTTCGCGTGATGCCAGAAGAAGGTATTTGCAATTGGCAAGACATTCAACAACTCATTGAAGACAAACTATGCGAAGAATGGTGCATAAAGAATGAATATGACGAGCAAATTAGCTTGGTTGATTTCATTAAAACCGTCACTAAACGCAGTGGCTCTCTTCGTCGACACGATATTGATCATTGGCATTGCATTGGCCATGGCGAAGGCACTTATGACTATATCATTGGAGAATTCTCATGATCCTCATTGATTTCTTTGACGAAGCTTTGTGCAAAGGCACTGAGCTTCTTGAAGGCTGGTATTATTACAGTGATAGCGACGAGCAAACTGTTGGAGGACCGTTTGAAAGCGAAGAAGCGGCCATCAAGGCCGCTTTTGATGGGAAGGGCTGGTAAAAATTTTGGAAACGATGGAAAGCGGTATAAAGGGACTTGTTAAAAGGCGGTATAGGGACTTGCTGAAATGCGGTAATATGGGAGCGCTAAAATAGGCCGTTTTTCTAGTACATCTGTACTAGTGCTAACGATACGGAACCGTAGCAAAACCGCTGCTGATACGGATCAGTATCAGGCCTAATTCTCGATACGGATTGTGATCAGGCCCCAATTCCTGATACGTATCAAGACCAGGCTCTGATCAGGATAATTATCCAAGGCGGCTGTTGATACGATTCCGTATCATGATCAGCTCACAGGCCTCCCTCGGGCTAGTTGCAATTGAGAATCAGTCGCAATAAAGAGGCTTTGCCTCCTATGCTCCTATGCGGCAAGACGCATAAAAACAAATATAAAGAGATGTGACAATCCGGCGAGAGCGCTCTGGCTCCTTCGCCTCTGCTCTCTATTGTCTCTGGCAGAGGCGAGCGATCGCCTCGCTCCTTCGCTGTCTTGCCATGCTGGCTCCTTCTCTCCGTTCCCCTTCCTTCCCTCCTCTGTCTGACGCGATCGAGGCGCTCTTCTCGCTCCCTTGGCAGGCGATCGCCTCTCGCTCCTTTGAAGCTCTCCTCTTCTCTGTGGCTCTCTGCCATGCTCTCGCCTCTCGCCTCTGGCAAGAGCGAGGCCGACTCGCTCCCTTCCTTCGCTCTGTTGCCGCTCTGCTCGAGCGCCTCGCCGCTTCTCTGCCAGAGCCTCTCTCCTCTGCCTCTCCTCGCGCTCTGCTGATCGAGGCTCTGACGCAAGCTGGCGAGAGCTCCTCTTCTCTTGAGAAGGCTTCCCGCTCTGCTCTGCTCAAGCGAGCCTCTCGCCTCGGCCTCCTCTGAGATCCTCCTCCTAGGGAGGCCTCGAGGCCTCCCTCCTCTCCTCTGTTCTCTCGCTCTCCTTCCTATGTCGACTCACGAGCTCCTCGCCTCCGATCTCTCCTGGCCTCGCTTCTCCTTCTCCTCTCGCCGCGAGGCCGCTCTACTCGCTCGCGAGCTCGAGGAGCGCCTCTCCTCTGGTGAGCTCTCCCCCTCTGTCAGAGCAGAGGCCGAGGAGATGCTCGAGGAGCTTCTCTCCCTTCTCTTCTCTCCTCTCTCCTGAGGCTCTGCCATGCCATCTCCCCTCTCTCCCTCTGAGCTCGCCTCGCTCCTCGATCGAGCCGAGAAGGCAGGCCTCGCCTCCTCTGGCCTCCCTCTCGTGCTCGAGGAGCTCGCTAGGTGGCTCCCCTCTGCCACGGTTGAGGCCTTTCTCTCTGATCTAGAGGAGCTCCTCGCGGATTGTGACGGATTGTGACAACACGGCCGGGAGGCTCTGGCCTCCCTTCCTGGCTTCTCTATTGTCTCTGGCATGAGGCGAGCGATCGCCTCGCTCTCTCGCTTCTCTTCTCATGCGCTCCCCCTCCTCCTCCTTCGCCTTCTCTGCTCTCTCTGAGCTCGAGGCCTTTCTCCTCTGGCTTCCTGAGGCCTCGGCCTCTCTCCTCCTTCCTTCGCTCTCCCTCTGAGCTCCTCCCCTCTGAGGAGGCCTCGAGGCCTCCTCGCCTCCCCTTCCTTCGCTTCCCTTCTCATGGCCTCTGCTCTCCTCGCTCCTCCCGCTCCTCTCAAGTTCGGCCGAGCTCCTCGGCTCCCTCAGGAGCTCCGCTCCTTCCTTGATCGCTTCGGCCTCTCCCTAGATTCTCTCCTCACCTATGGGAGTTCAAACGCGAAGCTCGCGAAGGGGAGCGGCCTCGCCTTCTCTGCTCTGTTGCATCTCCTCCCCTCTCGCTCCCTGGCTCGCGCTCTGTCCCCTTCTCTGCCTGGCTCTGTTGCCGTAAGAGGGGAGCTCCCTGGCTTGCGAGAGCTCGCTGATCGCGAAGGCCTCACCGCTCGCGCTCTCCTCTTTAATGCCTGCCCTTTTGCTACAGAGAGCTGTCAGGATCTCTGCCTCGCCTTCTCTGGCCACGGTGGCCTCTCTACTAATGTGGCCTCCTGCCGTGCTCGCCGTGCTCTCGCCTTCCTCGCTGATCGCGAGGCCTTCGCTCGCTGTCTCCTATGGGCCGCTGGCCTCTCCTATCGTAAGGCTCGCCGTCTCGGCCTCCCCTTCGCTCTGAGGCTCAATGGTACGCAAGAGCTCCCTTGGTGGGAGGCCTGGCTCGCTGCTCGCCTCTCCACAGAGGAGGCCGAGGCGCTCTCCCTCCTTTTCGGCGCTCCTATACCCTCTGGCATCCGTACCGTCCCTGAAACTCTCTCCTCGGTCCCCTTCCTTTCTCTTTATGACTACACCAAGGCGCCTCTGTTCGGCGCTGCTGGCCTGATCGCCGCTCGCGAATCTGGCGTGCACGTAACGGCCTCCTTCGCGGTTGATCAGGAGCGCTGTTCCTCTCGCGCAATCGATGCGGCAGAGGCAGGCTTTTCTGTTGCCGTGCCGATCATCCTTCCTAAGGCCTCGCCTCTTCCTGCCTCGCTCTTCCTTCGCGATCCTCACGGCCGCGAGGCTCTCCTTCAGTGTATCGATGGAGACGCAAACGATCTCAGGATGCTCGATCCCTCTCCCGCTCCTGGCTTCTCTGGCCTCGCCGTGCTCCTTCGCCTCAAGCGCTCGAGAGGAGCAAAGCCTGAGAGCGCCTCTCGCTTCGCTCTCCCTCTTGGCTCTGGCTCCTGGCAGGCTCTCCCTGATGGTGGCTCCTTCGCCTTCTCTCGCTCTTAAGGTTCTGGCCTCCTCCTTCCTCTCTCCTCTCCTAGGGAGGCCTCAGGGCCTCCCGCTCCTCTTCCTATGATCGCGCCTCGCCTCCTTCTCCTCTCCTCTCGCTCCTTCCTCTTTCTCCTCTCTCCTCCTCCCTTCCCTCTCCCCCTCATCTCTCGCTACGGCTCCTGGTCTCGAGAGCCCGGCTGGCTCTCTATCCTCTCCCTTCGCCTTCCCTTTCTCTGGCTCATTCTCCTTCGCTCTCGCACCACTAAACGGCGCCTCAAGCAGCTAGGAAACCTCCTCCCCTAACATCCCCTCAACCTCTAGCCAGAGGCCTCTTTCGGCCTCTCTCCTGCGCCTCTTAGCCTCTCAGGCTGAGAGGTTTTGCCGTGCTTGGCTTTACTGTTGGCGTCTGGCTTCTCTCGCTATAAGGGGAGATGCTCCTATGCGCATAGCCGCATAATATAAAGAATAAAAAAGGCCCGCTAATTTGCGGGCTATTGTTGTTAGTTTTCGTTCTCCAGGTTAGTTATAGCTTGGCAGATTTCTTCAGTCTCGGTAATTAACTGGCGGATTCTCGTTAGAGTTTCCTGGGTTTTTCGCTGTGACTGTTCATCAATCCGCTTCAGTTCTTCTAACCTTAGCGCGAAAGTTTCGGCGATCGACATAATTCAGTTTTCGAGGTTAGTTGCAGGATCTCTCCTGCACCCTCAGTATAGGCGAAATTTCGCCAGGTTTTCGAAAATGTAACATTTCGTAACATAAGCTTTGCTGATAGTACAAGCGTACTGTTATGCGGTTATGCGTGTAGAGCAATAGTACGGCATAACGATTGCGTGATGGCGGGCATACCTCCTCAAAAAGTGGCGCCAAAAATGATACGAAATTTTCACTTTACTAAGTATAAATACTCACCAGTTGCACAAATGTTCTTGTGCTTTTAATTCGCGCCACCAAGCATGTGATCGCCCTTGTCCGCGTTGACAAGAAAGTTGTCCTGGCCACCAATAAGCGCCTTTAGAAATATTTTGAGAAGCTTCTAGGACCATAAGATTTGCAGGCACGTGCAATCCGCAAACAAAATCGTTTTGCAATGGCACGATGTGGTCCACGTGAAAAGACTGACCAGTGGCTTGTTCTAGCCATTCAGCGTGAAGATAATGAGCTTGCATTTCTTTTCTCACATCTCCTTTTCTGGCCCACGAGGGACACGCATTAAGCTTTTGAGCTTTTCTTAAGCGACTCTTCGCTCGTTCCTTGCCAGGATTTTCTTTTCTCCAGCGTTTAACTCTTGCCCTGACAATTTCTGCGCAACGGTTGCCATATTCGCGATTCCTGCTCCGCTCTTTTTCTCTATTGGCTTCTCTGTAGGTATGGCGAGAAGCTTTATTGCAAGCAGTGCATTCATTCATTTTGCCATCGCGCCTTTTGACTTCGTTGTAAAACTCAGAAAAGGCCTTAAAAGTCCTACATTTTACGCAAGCTTTAATACCTTGCATTTTCGTGAAACTGCTCCACAAATCTTAACGATGCAAAAGCTAGTCGCACTACGCTGAAAGCAAGCCAAAGGCGCCGCTTGAAGCGTTTCAGACGATTAGCTAGACCAATGGAGCCCCCCTAAAGGGGCGTAATGACGAACAAAAAAGCAATCACAAAACAATTAGCACCCTCTTTCCTCCATCGTTTTCCTTCTGTGAAAAGCGGCCCTGAAGGCCGCTGCCCTAGCTTTTTTTGTATTGTCACTGTCTTTTTAGCCTTTCCCCGGCAGCGACCACAATTTCAGCGACTCATCACATGAGACTGAGTCAGCTCTTGATTTTCTAGTGTAGGCCTTTTATTTTCGCCGCTTGTCTAGATGCTTCGCCCTGGGGGGCTCAGCTTGTCTAGCTTTTCGCGGCTAGTTTGGCCTTTTGTCAGTAGACGCTCCGCCCTTGGGGGCTACGCTCGCTTGATGCACTGGCATAAGGAGCGTCGTCTAGCTAGGAAGCTGCATCTAGCCCGCATGAGGCAGCAGCTTCGCTTACGTCTATCGTAACTCACGCTGTTGGGAGCTGTTTTGTCCCTGCTGTCCCGATCCTGTTATGATGAGGGTTCTCAGCGGAGCAGGCATGGTTCAGGCGAAGGAAAAGAAGCGCAAAACAGAGGGCTGGGTGTATTTCATTCAATGGGCGAGCATGCCCTATCACGTGAAAATTGGCTTCTCCACGTCGCCGGGAGAGCGCTTTGCATCGTTCCTCACGTCATCGCCTGACACGTTGATCGTCGTGAAAGCTTTTGAGGCCAATCGAGACGATGAGAAAGATTTGCACGAGCGCTTTGACAATTCTCGTCACGCTGGCGAATGGTTCCATCTTTCCATGGCAATCAAGAAATATCTTGAGAGTGAAGCACCTTGTCAAACGCTGGAAGCGAAGATTAAGTTTGGCCATAAAAATGAAAGTCGCATTCAATGGACGCCCATGCGACCGGGGCTGGCTCAGTCTCTTGAGAAATTGCATCAAGAGAAACGCCTACCTCGCTACGTGAAGAATGCCAGAACGTTTGTACTATGGGCCATTGGAGACATCGAAGCCTGCGATTATTTCGCCACTTCTAATGCCATCATTCATCATGAGGCCAATCGTGATGCTTATCAAGCAAAAACCATCTATAACCAACTCATTGCATTGGAGGAAGAAGAAGTGATTGTAAAGAAGCCTGGCAAAACATTTACCTTGCTTCCTAAGGGAGAAAGTGAACTAATTGCAGCGGAAAAGGAGAATGCACAAAAGCGCAAAAGCGCGCGAAGCTTAAGGCTTGATTAAAAAGAAAGTTTGTATTAAATGCTGCTTTTCCTTCCATGGAAAAGAACTAGCGTGAGGTGATCTTCGTGAAGCTTTTATGTGGAGCCTTCCTGATCGCCAGCCATTTAATATTGGCCCGTATAAATTGTGGCCATGTTTTAGCAAGCCAGAATTTCAATGGTTTTCTGCCATTGATGGCAAGCCGCATTATTTCCGCACGACCAATGAAGCTAAATTATTTATTAAGGACTTGTTAGCCATGGACGACCCAGAAGGGCTTTGCGACTAAAGCTGTTTGCGCTAGCCTGCTTCTGTTGATTCTCAGGGGACCATGGTCCCCTTTTGTCGTCTTATGAAGCTGAAGGAAAAGGCAAAATGTGAGCCGATTGCCCGGACGGGGCGCGTCCAGGATTGGCTGGAAAGCCCTGATGGACGCCTGCCCGTGAGCTGCACGGTGTTCAACGTAGAGGATTCAATGGAGGGCGAAGATGGTATTGAAGCGTCTTGGCGGTTTGTCAGCCATGGCTTGCGCAATGGTGCGGGCGTCGCTGTTCATTTGTCTTCTCTGCGTGAAAGGGGCGCTGAAAATGGCAAAGGCCTCGTGGCAAGCGGACCAGTAAGTTTTGGCAAGATTTATTCCACGCTTAATGAAATCCTTCGTCGTGGTGGTCTCTATAAAAACGGGGCTGTAGTGCTTCATCTTGACTATACTTCTCCTGATGCCATTGAATTTGTTAATGCTTCGCGGAGCGAGCTTCCCTGGGTGAAGCGCTGCTTGAACGTCGACGATAATTTCCTTGATGCATCGTCTCCCGAGTTGATTAATGCCTGTCTTCGTTCCATCTCTTCTGGCGATCTCTGGCTCAACAAAATTCGCTACAACAATCGAGGAGAACGCATCCGGGCTAATGTATGCTTGGAGGTTTATCTTCCGCATCGCGGCACTTGTCTTCTTCAGCACGTTAATTTGGGCGCATGCACGCTGGACAATATTCAGGGAGCCTTCATTGAAGGGATGAAGCAGCTTTGTGAGCTGCATCCTGGAACTGGCGTTGGTGACACCGGAGAATACCTTTCTCCCTCCATTGACAAACAAATTGGCCTTGGCGTGTTGGGCCTAGCTAATTTCCTTGCTATTCAAGGGATTAGCTACGAAGATTTTGGCAATGCACTAGAGGCTTATCTTGACGAAGATCCGCATCCTTGGGCGCACCACTGGAAAGATACCATTTCTGGCGAAGCCGTATGGCAGATTGACCAAGGCATTCAGAAGGCTGCTGAAATTGCTCGTGAGCATGGCATGGAACGTGCTTTCTGCATTGCCCCCACTGCATCGTGCTCCTATCGCTACCTCGACACGAAAGGCTTTACTACAGCCCCTGAAATCGCTCCTCCCATTGGACGTATTGTTGATCGTGATAGCGGCACTTTTGGCGTGGAACAATTTGACTACGGCGATGTAGAAATTGCTGCAGAAGTGGGCTGGGACGTTTTCTTTAAGGTGGCAAATGGCATTGTTGCGTTGTATCAACGCACTGGCTTGATGCACGGGTATTCGTGTAATAGTTGGTCGGATTGTGTGATTTACGATGAAGCATTCCTTCGCGCTTGGCTAGAATCACCTCAGACGAGCCTCTATTACAGCTTGCAAGTCCTGCCTGATACTCAGCGCAAGGATGACGCCTATGCCGCTCTAGACGACGACTTCAAAAGCATGTTCGGCCTTGATAGCGAGGCTGACCAAAATTCTGAAGCTTGCTCACTGGACGGCGGATTCTGTTCTAGTTGCGCTGAATGATCAAGATAAGGGGGCTTGCGCCCCCTTTTGTCCCCCTTTTTTTTTATTGAACCATACCATGACTGCTACGAGCCCCTACCTGTCCATGATCTCCAAGAAGCGCCCTTGGCAGGCTACGCCTGTGGATGCTGCCCCCGTGAAAGAAGGCGCAGAGGAGACACTGTTCAAGGCTTTGGCGCTGCGCCACATGGAACTGCCAGTGAAAGATCTACTTGAGCAGGGTCTCCAGCGCGATCTCCCTTCCACTCCTGGCATCATTGAAGCCCTGCACTCCAACCAAAAGGACGAAGAGCGGCACGATGAAGCTTTGAACTATGTAGTTTCCACTTACGGCACTGATGAGAAAGCTGAGCGCGAAGTGAAGCAGATTCTCAAAACATGGATGGAGCACCCCGCCCATCCCATTCACAAGGTGGCAATCATTGAGCGCTCTATTTTCTTTGTTGCATTGCCCTTCTTTAGGTTCAATGGCAACATTGGCATGAGGACCGTCTCAGCCGACATTAGCCGCGATGAGCAAGTGCACTGCGGGGTGCATGGTCTTGTTGCTCGGGAGCTAAACGAAAAAGATTCGGAAAGCCTAAACAAGCTCCGCAAGGCAACTGTTGGATGGCTCTTTGAAAAGCTTGGTCGTCATGAGGACAAGTGGTTGGACAAAGATGCTTGGATGAAGCGTTCTGAGCGCTTGTTTTGGGAAGGGAAAGCTCCTGACATGGTGGAGTCTCGCGCAAGCCGCATGATTTCGTTCTTTGAAGCGCCGAATACATCGCTGCCTAGCTACGGGATATAGCTTCATTCGGTAGTAGCGATGTTATACTGGAGCGGTCTTGCGCGTGATTCATGTCAGAGCAAAATCGCTCCTACTACATCTATGCCTACTTGAGAAGTAAAGATAGCGAAAGGGGGCCGAGACTGTCCCCGTACTACATTGGCAAAGGCTCTGGGCGTCGCGTGTACGACAAGAAGAGGTCTATTGCCAAGCCAGCCGACAAGTCTTACATTGTCTTCCTAGAAGAAGGTTTAACAGAAAGCGAAGCTTTTGCCTTGGAAAAATACGCAGTCGCTTTGTATGGGCGAATTGACAAGGGAGAAGGAATCCTTTGGAACATGACTGATGGCGGCGAGGGATGCAGCGGAGTCATTATGTCACAAGAAACAAAAGATAAAATTGCCAATTCTCTGACAGGGAGAAAGCGCCCGCGCAGCGTTATTGAAAAAGCGCTCCAGTCCCGAGCAGGTTTTCGGCACAGCGAAGAAACCAAAAAGAAAATGTCCAAAACGAGAACGGGAGTAAAGAAGAAGCCGCATACGCCAGAAACAAAGCTGAAAATCTCACAGGGAAAGGCAAAGTATGAATATGAAATTACGGACCCAGACGGCAATGTTTATTTCACTAAGAGCTTGAATAAGTTTTGCAAGGACCATGGATTGCACCAAGCTCACATGTCTGCCACTGCCCATGGCGCCATAAACGGCTATAAAGGATGGCAAGTCCGTATTGTTCAAGATCTTAGGAATCCTTCCGGTGAAAACGAATCATCTTTGCCACCCATTGCGAGTAGCGAAGTTCTTGCTCAAAGAAAAGAACGGAAGCGTTTGTACGATAAGGCTCGTTACGAACGAAGGAAAGCCCAAGAAGAGGGCTTGATGCTACAGTAGGTAAGTTCCCGCTCTGCGCTAGCATCGGGCAGACAGAGCCTAAGCCTCTGAAGCGATTAGCGCTTGTTAATCGCTTCACGCTTAGGCCATCCGGGAGAGCACCTTGGCTTGGTGGGCGCGACGGCGTCAGAGGCGGTTCGATTCCGTTCTTCGGCAATGGTGGTTCGATTCCACCTTCTCCCCTCCATGATTTTGCTGCTATAGTGTCGAGACGGTGCAAGCTTGGCATGTGCCAAGGGCGTACCTTTCTCCCCCCTCCATTGCTCTGTCAGTGGAGAGCAGCCAGTTCTGAGGTCCATCGTTGGTTGTGGGTAGCCTTTCCTGGTTTGCGTGATTCGCCCCCAAGCTTAGCTCTCAGACGGAAACCATTTTGTTGGCGCCAACAAATTGGTCTCTAGAGATGATGCTCAAACAGGGGGCTCCTGGCCCTGAAGTGTTGGCACACGTTAGGCAAATAGCCTAGAATTCCGTGGTTCGATTCCCGGCAGCGCCCTATGGCCCGCTATCGCATCGTTAAGCGTGGAGGCCTGGCCAATCCCACAAAAGCCTATTACGACGTTGAAGAGCGCGTGTTATGGTTTTGGTTTTGGCAAAATACATTCACAAAGCTCGAAAACGCTGAAGCGCTAGTAAAAGACTTGCAAGCACAAGACAGGCGAGTCAAGAGGAAAGTAATTGGAGAATACGAGGAATGAGTGCTTTCGTTATTGCAGACACTCATTTTGGCCATGTCAAAAGCTTGTCTTTCATCACGCCTGATGGCTCTCCATTGCGTCCGTTTTCTTCGTGCGAGGAAATGGACGAAACTATGGTGGAGCGATGGAATGCAAAAGTAGGCAAGCGCGACACAATTTACCACCTTGGTGACGTGGTGATTCCGCGTGCAAGCTTGAAGATTTTGGATCGCCTCAATGGGAGAAAGATTCTCATTCGCGGGAACCACGATTTGGGACGCTTATCTGATTTTTCAAGGTATTTTGAAGACGTGCGTGGCGCATTCTTTCACAATGGCGATTCAACAATGCGGGGAGGCCTAATCTTCACTCACATTCCCGTCCATCCATCGTGCCTTCAAGGGCATTATCTGGGGAATGTACATGGCCATCTCCATTGCCATCAAATTTTTGACGATGGAAAAGTAGACAGACGGTATTTCAATGCCTGTGTAGAAAGGAACGATTTCGCCCCTGTAGCATTTGATGAGATAAAAGCCTTCTTCAAGGGCCATGACAGAACGCAGGACTTTTAACACTCCCCTGCGCGAGCCGCTCAATCCCATCATTTACCAATCATTGCGAGCCATTGATTGGCACAATGCTCAATATTTTTTGACCATGGACCAGTGGCATCTTGAAAAAGCTGCCATCATTAGGCAGTATGTGACAGAGTTAAAGGCTTGGATTTATGAGCAGGAGGAAATGGTTTAGGCTTTGGGCAAAAGCCCTTGGCGAGAAGGCGAGTAAGCATGATCATGAAGCAGACAGCGTGGCGCTAATTCGCACGCTGATCTTCGCTTCCTATCTCATTACAAATTGTTTCATCATTGCCAATGCCATTGTCCATTGGCCAAAAGAAAAGCCCGCCGTAGCGGGCTCTTGTCTTCAGCGATAAGCTCAAAACCAATGGGGCTTAGGCACATAGGCAACGCCGCGATAAACGAGACTTGCCATTTGTGCTTCACGCAGACGAGCTGCTTTCTCAAGCTGTTGCTTGATAAGGGCGAGTGGGTTCATGATGGTTCCCGATGATGCTGGTCCCGTTCCGTACCAGCAGGTCATGCGCCCCTTGCGGGGTGAACGTACCATCAGTGTAGCAAAGGGGAGGCTAGAGGAAGTTGAGGGCGCTGGGCGGGGCTTCAATCCGCCTTGTACAGCATTTCAAGATGGGTAGGCCCACCTCCCTCTTCCCCTGGGAGCCCTGTTGCACAGGGCCGCGATGTGCAACATCGCTTTTCTGAAACAATGGCGCCTGAAACCATTGTTCCTTTTGAACTAACGCTGGCCAGCGTGCTTCGCGAAAGCTTTGAAATCATAACATGCCTAGGTTTAGGCGTCATATTCTCTTAAGGATTGCTCTTCGGGAAAGCTGCGGTCTCGGCAATAGTCATCTTCTTCTCCCCCATCGCTTTCCAAGGCAGCAAGCTCAGCTTGTCTTAGCTGTTTTGCATGAGCTTTGAGTTTGGGCAGGAGCGTGGGAATATAGAGGTGCTCGGCGGCTAGAAGCTGAAGGCAAGTTTGCTTGCTAGTGGTGCCATTCATTAATAGTGCAACAAGAAACTGAGTCTCTTGCATAGTTAAATTACAGCTCATCGCGTTATGAGAGAACTATTGTTTGAAAATCATACTAGGAGATTAGGCTTTCAATCCAACCAATGTCGTCGTCTTTACTTGCAGCAAGAATTGCACCTGCCATTGCAAACGCTAAGTCGTCAATTCCTGATGCCTTGCCACCAGTTACACTCCATTGTCCACTGGGCTTGTAGACAACAGTGAGGTTTTTGAGCTGCATAATTGCTTTTTCATGGCGATATAAATTGATTTGTCCTGCATTGAACAATTCTCGCATCTTGCTGAATGCTTTCATCTTGGAGCTAACAGTCCAAGTTAGTTCCGTGATGGGCAAATCGCTTGCCAAACTTTGAATGGTGCCAGCGCTATTGAACTGGTCCATCACAATGGTGTCAAAGACATACAGGCGATGTTGCTCCTTAATCCAATCTTCCACTGCATTAATATTTACTTCCATTCGTCCATTGATCTCAAAATCAGCCACGAAGGAATGAAACTTATCAACGACTAACGTGCCGTTCTCATAATGAACAATACAAGCAGTGTAGTCGTCACGGCCAACGCCACCACGGGCGGGGTCAAGGGCAAGTACGTAAGCTCCTTGGAATTCGGGACGTGGTGGTAGAGCCGCTCGACGGTCATCAATACAGGCGTCAACAACATCGCTTGCAACAAGGGCTGAAAGATTGCTCGCGAATTGCGCCCCATATTCCACCTTAAACTTCTCAGGATCACGCTGTCTCTCTGTGTCAAGAAACTCTTGCGAAATGCTTGGGTTCATCTCCCACGTTGGGAGATTCACTGCTTGCATGAAAGGAAAACGGCCAGAGCTTGCTTCTTTGAAATGCTGATAAAAGATGCCGTCTGTTAACCATGGAGAAGAGAGTTCAAGGATGCGTCCTTTCCCTCCGAACTGAGCAATAGCAGGCGAGAGAGCATCGTAGATGCCACGTCCGCCACTGTTTGCATCGCCTTCAGTGGCAAAGGCAAGCTCGTCAAACACTGCGCCTGCACAAGCAAGACCGCGGGCAGCACGCCCTGAGGTGGGGATAGCTTTGAATACGCAATTGTTGCTTAGTTCAATGATGTCGGCAGTTTCGCGAACAATTTCTTGGGCGAAGGGGCTATCAAGGATGAGCTGGCGAATGTTGTTCAGAGCAATGCGAGCCTGGTCTTGACTGTTTGCCACCGTCACGATGTACCATTTCTCGCCTTTCCTGACGCGCCTACGGTATTCATCTTCCAAGACGAAGCACATATAGACGCATGCCACTGCAGCCATGACAGTCTTTCCTGATCGTCGCCCAAGAGCCCACACTGCATGGCTCTTATCTGGCTGGAAGAAATTATCAAGGATCTTTGCCTGTTGAGGATAGAGATCAAGCTTGAGGGCGTGCTTGGAAAAGTCAGAGCATTTGAGCATGGCGAAGATCTATTAAAGGAAGCAGTTCAAAGGAGGGAATGAAATATGCTGGTCTTCCACCTGCAGGATCTTTCCTCCATTGTTCCTGCATTGCATCTTCACTTTTTATCCAACCATGGATGAGAGTGATTTTGTTCTGTATCGTAACCAACACTAATGTTTTTCCAGGCTTCTCGTCCAGTTGGCAAATGAGATCGTAATCATGACGGGAGCGTGTTTTCACGTCAATATTGGGAGGCAAGTCAAAGGACCCTCGTTTCGCTTCTGTTTCTTGATAGAGAAACTCCCGTAACTGGAGATAATCTGCCACTGCTAGCTCGCCAGCGGCGCCAAGCTTGTGAAAGAACAATGCTTTACTGCCATCCGCTGGCCCTCCATTGCGCCCCTTCAGGCCTTTGCTTTCGTTTACGCGCTGTCTACGCAGCGCTTCTGCCCGTACAATCTCCTTGTCTTCCTCGCTAAAGCCAAAAACAAGAGGAGAACTGGCCATAGTGTGTATAAGCTACGTGACAATGTAGCCGGCTTCTAGAATAAAAGCAACACATTACGGCCATAAATAAAGCTTATGGAAGGCGAAGCAATTGATCTCGGCCACGTTGGCAGTGGCGGAGTGAGGGCCGATGGCCTCCAAAACGTCTTAACAGGGATGAATACTGGCCGTGATAAGAGTCAGTACACTAAAACTACTGCCACTGTATTCTTAGCTCAAGAAGAACTAGAAAATCTTTATGGTGAATGGCTTCCTCGTCGCATCGTTGACATTTATGCTGATCAAGCCACTCGGAAAGGCTTCAAAGTATTGTTTGGCGGAGAGGGCGTTAGAGCCGAAGAAGTGCAGGGCATTGAACAAGTAATTGAAGATCTCTATATCCTTGAACACCTCAACCTCGCAGCGAAAAACTCCCGCTTATATGGGGGTGCTTGTCTACTTCTTTTTATTGACGATGGGCGTCCCGCTTACATGCCTGTCGATAAACGCAATATACGTCGCGTCGAAGACATTGAATGTTTGGATAGATGGCAAATTGCTCCCGTTATCAACGAAGAAAACCTCTACGACTATTCAAAAGCCACTTATTATCAGATCATCTCTGGAGATTTAATTAACCAGCCGCAATTGTCCTACATTCACAAAGACCGCATTCTTCGCTTTGATGGAGATTGGCTTCCCTATCGAGTGAGGCAAAGGAACTATGGATGGGGCATGAGCAGCTTGCAGACTGTTTATGACAGCTTCAGGCATTATTGGACTGGCTTGAATTCTGCCGCCACGCTTCTCACTGAGTTTGACATTTTTGTTCATAAAGTGAGGGGATTGGCGGCGATGCTTGCTGCTGGCAAAGAAAGCTCCATTCGTGATCGCTTACAAGTGAACGACATGAGCAAGAGCATTTATCGCGGTTATGCCATTGATGCAGAAAAGGAAGAACTTGAATTTATCACTCGCAACTTTGGCGGCATTGGAGAAATATTAGAAAAGCTGCGCGTAGATATTATTGGCGCCAGCAAAATTCCTCACACTGTTCTATTTGGTGAAAGCCCAAGTGGCTTAGGCTCCACTGGTCGTAGCGAAGAGCGTGATTTCGCTAAAACGCTTGCTGATTACCAAAGCGTGCATTTCAAGCGGCCCATCAAAAAGCTGATGGAACTGATCATGCTGAGCAAGGAAGGCCCCACGAAAGGAGAGCTTCCTGAATCGTGGCGCATTTCCTTCAATCCATTGTTTGAGCTTAATGAGCGCGAAATGGCGGACGTGCGGGCGCGTGTGGCGGCTGTGGATGGCCGCTACATTCAGCTAGGCGTGCTGAGTCCGAAGGAGGTGGCAGATGCCCGTTACGGCGGTTCTGAATGGAGCATGGAGCTTACGCTCGATCCGTCCGTAGTGCGGGAACTTCCCACTCAAGCCGGAGGTGGTTCCACTCAGGATGGGGGTGGTTCTGGAAAGATGGCAGTGCCTCCTGGTGGCCGCGATCCAATGAATGAGGAGAATGGCACTCTTCCCATGGACGGAAGCAGGGAAGTAGAGGACAGCCGGGAGGACAGCGCTGGCCTTTATTTGCCTGGCGATCTTGAGAAAGTTCGTGGCGACGTCAAATTCACTGACGAGGCTTTGCATTCACGAGCGGTGAGTGCTGCCAAGGCGAAGTTCAAAGTGTGGCCATCTGCTTATGCCAGCGGCTACGTCGTGCAGCAGTACAAGCAAATGTACAAGAAAAAGCATGGCTCACTGAGTGGCGCTTTTAAGAGCGACGATCAGGAGCTTCATGCCGATGATCTTGATAAGTGGTTCAAGGAGAAATGGGTGAGGATTGGTGGCAATGGCGAAATCCTTGGACCTTGTGGCGCTCGCGAGGAGAAAGAAGGCAAGCCCAAGTGTCTTCCTGAAGCCAAAGCTCAATCAATGAGCAAAGAAGAAAGACAGACGATTGTCGCTCGAAAGCGTAAGGCCGATCCCAATCCAGAGCGCAAAGGGCCAGCGAAGAATGTCAGCAGCAAAGTTGATGCGCTTGAACCCATGAAAGTGGAAGGTCTCATCCTTTCTGACGTGGACGAAGCATCGTTAATTAGCCCTGAAGACATTGATGCTGCATTGAACCAATGGAAGGAGGAAGCTCCAGAGCGTTTTAAGGATATTCTGGAGGCTGAAGATGCAAGGCCTGAATGATTTATCAACGTTCGCTGCCGCTCTTGAATTGCGTCTTGATGAATCCTCATGGCGCTACGATCCCATTGCTGGCCGTTATCGCGGAAGCAACGGACGCTTCCTTAGTCAGTCTGCCGTGGAAGCTTTGGTTGATGGTCGAATTAACAAGCTTGGCACTTTGCTACGTCGTCTTACAAACATGCTTAGCAGGGGCGATATTACGCTGGTTCAATGGCAAGAAAGCGTAAGGGAAGCACTTAAGCTTGCGCATGTACAGGCGGCAATCATCGGCAATGGTGGACGAGACAATATGCAGGCTTCGGACTGGGGCCGCATTGGTCAGCGCCTTCGTGCGGAATATCGTTATCTGGAGAATTTTGCTCGCGATCTTCTGGCTGGGAGCATTTCTACTCCCATGGCTCTTGCTCGTATCGGCATGTATTCTCAAGCTGTGCGAGGTTCTTACTGGGAAGGCAGTGCAATTCGTCAAGAGCGACAAGGCTATAGCCTGATGCGGCGCATTCTCGATCCACAGGCAAAGCATTGTGATGATTGCGTGCGCTTTGCCGCCCGTGGCGCTGTTCCCATTGGAAGCCTGCCAATGCCAGGACAGCGGTGTGCGTGCATGAGCAATTGCAAATGCCGCGTACAATACATGCGTCAACAAGCGCCCGTCGTGGCAGTGTGAGCATGGATGTTTTGGTTGGAAGCACGGGGTTAATTGGAAGAGTGCTGCGCGAGCATCACGACTTTGGCTATCTTTTTAATTCCGAAAATATCCACTTGGCGCCATCGTTAAAACAAGATATTGACAGGCTTTATTTGGCTTGCTTGCCAGCAGAGAAGTGGAAGGCCAATCAGGCTCCTATGGCTGATTTTGATAACATGTATCACGTTTTAACAAAAATGAGACTATGGAGGCCAAGGGAAATTGTTCTCTATTCCACCATCGACATTTACAGCCAAACTTATAAATATGTGGAAAACTTTCCAGAAATCCATGGCATTAACTATGGTTCCACGCGATACATCTTTGAACTGCTAATTAAGACCACTTTTCCCGAGGCGATAATTACCATCATTCGTCTTCCCGCGTTATTTCATCGGCGCATCAAGAAGAACGTTCTATTCGACCTTCTCAATGGCAATAACATTGAAAAGATTAATGCCAATTCCTGTTATCAATGGTACGACTTGAAGGACTTATGGCTTCACACCGAGGCGTGTCAAAAAGGAGGAATGCACCAATGGTTTTCAGAACCCATCGAGACGTTGGAAATTATTGACACGTGGTTCCCATGGGCAAAAACAATTGTCGATTGCGGGCCACGCATTGAATATAATTACGGCCCATATTTTTCCAGCAAAGAAACCACCTTGAAAAAGATGGAGGAATTTATCAGTGCTTGGAATTAGTGCTATTGGTTGGAAGGATGAGGAAGAGCACGAAATCTTGAGCGCCAATGCTGGCGCTTTTAATTTCATCGAACTTGTTCCGTCTCGCATCTTTGCCAGGAACGAAGACCCTAGTGACATTGCAAAACGCTACCGGGAGCAATATGGCCTATGGGCTTATTCTGCTCAGTCGTTGTTCTACTACGCAAACGTGGCAAGCTTTGAAGATATTGCCGCCACTCAAGAGCATCTGTTGCGAGTGGTGAAGCTTGGTTCTCTTATGGGAATCAAGCGCTTCGTGCTGGGCAGTCCTGCGTTACGAAGGGGAAGTCCATCATGCTTAATGGAGACGCTCAAGCGGATGGATTCAATTTTGGAAGCAAACGATGCCATTCTCTGCATTGAACCCATTGCTAAAGCATTTGGCGGGAAGTATTTCCATACTGTTGAAGAAATTGTCAACCATATTGATTTTTGTAACTTGCGCAATGTAAAAACAATGCTCGACACCAATAATGCTTGGTTACAAGGAGATAGTCCCACAAAAATTATCAAGCATTATTTCCGTTTCATTGCCCATGTGCATATTAGTGACACTGATAATGGTCCCATTCTTAATCAATATGAGCACAAGCAAATCAAACTTCTTCTTAATGCAAGTTCGTATCAATATGGCATCACTCGCGAACTAGCTAATGCCTCTAAGCACTATCGTGAATATCCTTTATTTAGGCAGCTTTATGGCTGAGCAATAATTTGCTTGACCATTTGCTCAATGGCATAGATGCCTTGAATTTTGCCCGTGAAGAAAGAAAATAAGTTTTCGTCTTGGCGCATCAATGGCGTGCGATTGGCGCTGCAGTCTTTTGTTTTTGCCTTAATCGAAAGAGTGGGAAATAGATAGTCAAGGCTATCAGCAAAGCCTGGCCAGTAGCGCTCCACGTGTTGTTCAATTAATCGCCTTGCATTGTCAGCGTTATCGAGCGAATTGCCATTCATGATGCCGTATTTGACATGGCTTAATGAAAAGCATTTGTCGTTATATGGATAGATAGAAAATAGACTCCCATCAATATAAGTGAGTGCGCCAAAAGGAAGAGAGGTCTTGGGGCGGTAAATAAACATTGTCACCGCCTCAAAGAAATGAGAAGGCAATGGATCCAAGAGGGCGTTATTGGTGCAATCAAAAACGAAATCGTAATCTTGCTTTAGTGCATGCAAATCAGAACGTTGAATTGTTTCTTTTTTGACCAATGACTCTAGTTGCCATTGGAAATACAAGCTCGCCCCAATGGCATCAATACGCTTTTCAGGAGTATTCAATAGAAGCGATGTATGGTTAAAAACTTGTGGATCCAGCGAAGTATGTGGCCCTTTGCCAAAAATAATTGAAATTGTTTCAGCGTCAAGAAGGCTTTCATCTTCCGACACTGCGTAATAATTATTGTCTACGTCATGAACCAGATCTCCATAGTCTTCCATAAAGCGCACGAAGGTGGTTGCGCATAAACGGCGAGTGGCAGCATTCCTGGCGTAGTGATAGCCATAGTGCAAGCGGTTTTGATTGATAAAGGACGTTTCTGAAATGAGCGTATGATTCTTCTCATATAGAACCACGTCCATCTGGTCCCGTAGAACCATCGCCAAATGACACCCGACCCAGCCGCCACCAATAATTGCCGCTCGTTTCATCAGATGTCAATGCAGAGGTGAGGTTGTACGCCTTGCCAGTTGCTTTTGGCCTTAGCGAGGTGCAGTTGAGGAAAGTATTCAATACGGCGCTGCATGCCAGTGCCATATGGATCGGCATGCCCTTGATAGTTCCATTCATCGGGACCATGCTTGTCGGGATGGTAAATGTGACAAGGCACGTCTTGAAGCTTCCAAAGCATATAGTCCTCGTTGGGCACGCCCCATTGCTTCCACCATTGCAGTGCTTCTGGCGAGCTGTCCATGTTTTTGATGGCCAAGAGGCGCTCCTTGTGAGCCATGAGATAGTCGTGGCGGTAAAGGCCAATGCTCATGGATGGAGTGTGCTTCATTGCCACCTTCTCTGGTGCTTCCACTGGCGGCTCATAAGCTAATGCCTTGAAAGTGGGACCAGCTATGCAGGTGTCATGCAGAAGGAACCAGTATTGGCTTTCTAGTGAATGCTCAACAATTTCAATGAGAGGCGTGTATTCAAAAGAATTCTGCTGCGTCAGAAGCATTGGCACGCCTTTATAGGCGCTATGTGCTCGAACGGTTTGCCCTCCATTGACAATCAAAATTTCTTCTTGCTTGATGCCAGCAGCAAGCAAGCTAGGAATTATCACTGGAATTGTATGCGGAGCAAACTTCTTGCACGTACTAATACAGAAGCGAATGGATCCTTCTGGAAGTGTCATCTAGCCTCCTTTTGCCATCAGTATAAAAGGCCCTTAAGATGACGAAGATTCGAGGAAGGCTATGGCTCGCATTCTGTATTGTGGCGATGCGTTTGTAGAAACAGGATTTGGTCGAGTGGCGCAATATTTGCTTCCTGCATTGGCAGAAGAACATGAAGTGGCTGTGCTGGCCGTAAACTTTCACGGCGACCCGCATCCAGAAGCGAAGAACTATACCGTTTATCCAGCCATGCTTCATGGCAATGATCCATTCGGCTCCCATCGCATTGCAGGAGTCATTCAAGCATTTAAGCCCGACTTGGTGTGGGTGACTAATGACATTTGGATTGCCTTGAATCTATGGGAAAAAGCAAAA